ACTAGGATTAAACAAACACAGCATTTGCTCTAATAACTGTAACTTCATTTCGGTATTAGTAGTCCATACATCTAAGTTCATTGTTAAATCGTAAGGTACTGGCATATGTCGCTCGACTGTAATTGCGTTACTTTGTGTACGGCTATATGTTTCTGTACTTGCATTATACTTTCGTTGTCTAACTTGCATTTTATTAATGTGATTTGGTTCTTGCACACGATCTCTACTATACTTTAGACTACTAATATAGCAACTCATCATTGGAGCACCTAAAACTTTATTTTCGCTATTTTCTCTAAGTATAGCAGCTGCATTACGACTCATATCTCCGTAACGCACAGGGACGGTTAAAAGCGTTCTATTGCCACTTATATCCGGGGCTCCTATTTCAATTTGAAAGTTACTAAACATTCTTACAAACTGTAATAAAAATCTTCTTATTTGGTTATCATAGAAAAATTGTCTTGCCATTAACTATCTGCCTCTGGTTTTAGTGCATCACTAAGTGTTTGTCTACTATTAAATGTATTGTTTTCATCATCTTTATACTGCTTAGTATTTTCAACAAATGAATCTTTTTGTGTAGTACCTGCACCACCTGTTGTACTTGTACGAACTGCATCTTCAATCTTAACCCATCTACTACCATCAAATCTAAATAATCTGTTAGGAGTAAAGTCAAGTCTTAGTACATAATCGCCAACGCTAGGGTTATTTGTAAACGCTATTCCAGGAGTTACTGGAAATCCATTTGGTGCTAAGCCGTCGCCTACTAAGTAACCATCATAACCGTTACTTGTTGGCGTTGTTGGAACTTCATCCACTGTAACCAGTGTGCTACTTGCTTTAACACCGGTATTATCAGCACTTTCTGTTTCTTCACCGTCTGCTGGTGTTCCATCTGGTTCAGTTGGTACAACAAAAAATTTATCAGTGTCGTAACCACTTTTTGGAACTTCGTTTTCAGCCTCTTGAATTATTGCAGTATTAATTTCAATTTCTTTTTTGTATGTACTAAGTAAATCTTTTAATGTTCTATCAGCGTCAGTACCATCTTGTTTTTTAGCAGTATCGTCAAAGATGTCTTTGTACTCTTGACTGTCGACTAATGGTGTACACTTAACACGCCAAATATGTGGATACCATGTTGGACTAAATCCTTCAGCACTATTACTTGCATCTTGTACTACATAGTACCTACGTAGAGAAGCCGGTAATGCACTATCTAATGGGTAAAAGTCTCGCAAATGAGGTAATTCAAATACGTCACCGTTAATAAGTTTTCTTCCAAGTGCGTTTACCATATCTTGTATATGAAAACTGACAAACAATGTATCGTTCTGTAAGAATAAACCAAACTGTGTTAAATCAAAATCAATATCACTTACGTTATAAATACCTCTAAGTTGATATATACTTGAATCGTACTTACGATCACGGTTTTCTAAAAACAACAAATCTTGTATATTTGTTGCACTTTGACTGGCATAATTTGGTTGTGTAGCATCCTTGCCATCATTATTAGATGTATCAGGACCTAAGTACTTGTGTATATTAATACCAGTTCCGCCAATAGTAAACATTTCACGTATTCTATTGTCGAAAAACGTAAAATCTTTGTTGCGTTCTGGCTTCCATAGTGATAGTCTGGGCATGTGAAATCCTTGTTATACTATATTTATATAAAGATAAAGGTTGACATACAAACAAAACAGTGTATTATAGTAATATAAACAAAGGAGAATAATATGGCTACTGCAAAATCACTTACTAAAAAGCCTAAGAAAAAAGTAGTAAAAGGTGCACCTAGACTTAAAAGAGGTGCTAAATTAACAGGACCTAGTTTTGCTGATTTTGATAAACTGTCTGGATATGAATTTCATAGGTTAAGACAACAAGCAGTAGAGTTTTATTATCAGAACTACAAAACAAGTGATGTTGTTCCTTTTATTTACGAATGGATGAAACAAGAGCAGTACACTAAGAAAGATATTTCTAGTGCTAGGAAAGGACAAATAAGTCCAACTGTTGCAATATATGCCAAGTTACTGTTAACAGGATGTCCTGATTACTTTGAACCACATAATGAATATTGGGAATCATGTCCTGGTACAATGGATAGTATGCGACCTATTACAGAGTTTATTAAGCCAAGAGTTGAAGAAGCGATTGCGGCAGGGTCTTTAATAGTTGATGAAATTAAAAAAGAAGAAAAAGCAAAGAATGTTGCACCTGTATTAAGCATACAACAAAAGTTAAAAAATGCTAGTATGGTATATGCAACGAAAATTGAAGAAGAAGTTGATGATGCATTAGATAATATTGATAAGTTTGATTTAAAAAGTTTTAATCCTGTTTCTTCATTACGAAAGTTAGAAGTTAAAGGTAATCATGCTCGTATTATTAGAGAATACTTTAAGCCAGTAGCACAAGAGTTTACTGAACTTGTAGGGCCTAAGAAAAAAGATGATGACATGTATGATCAATTAGTTGAAGGATATGCACATTTTTCAACAAAGCAACAAAAGAAAATTGCTGAAATATATAATGCAATAGTAAGTGCATGTGATATGATTATTACAAGCCAAAGAGCAAACCAAACTAGAACAAAAAAGCCTGTTGCTAAAGATAAAGTTGTTGCAAGATTGAAATATCAAAAAGAAGATACGACACTAAAAGTTGCAAGTGTTAATCCTATTGATATACTTGAAAGTTCAGAGTTATGGGTATACAATGTAAAAACTCGTAAGTTAGGAAAGTATGTTGCTGAAGACCATGCTACATTACAAGTTAAAGGAACAACAATACTATACTTTGATGAAAAGCAAAGTGTACAAAAAACACTTAGGAAGCCATTAGAGCAATTAGCAAGTTTTAATAAAGGTAACAAAGTGTTTATTAGGAAGTTTATGGATGGTATAAAAACTACTGAAACTAAACTAAATGGCAGAATCAATGATCAGACAATACTATTGAAAGTGACTAAATAGTAGTAATATAAAGGATTTAGTACATGTCTGACTTAACAACTGAAAAACAAAAACTTTTTGATTACATTGAACTTAGTCTCGGCGGAGGTATGGTTGATGTTGAACTTGATGCGGCACACTATGAAATGTCTTTGCAAAAAGCACTAGATGTTTATCGTCAAAAGAGTAGTAATGCTGTTGAGGAAAGTTATGGCTTTTTAGCATTAGTTACAGGGCAGACAGAATATACCTTACCTGATGAAGTAGAAAATGTCAGACAGGTGTTTCGTAGTACAACAGGTAATGTAGGTAGTGTGTTTGAACCTTTTGAAGCAGGCTATATGAATACATATATGCTAACTGCAGGAAAGATGGGTGGCCTTGCTACTTACGATTTCTACAAGCAGTATCAGGAAATGGCTGGACGTATGTTTGGAGCATATATTAACTTTACTTTTAATCCTGTTACAAAAAAGTTAACAATAATTAGAAACGTTAGATCAGACGGTGAAACAGTAATGTTATGGATGTATAATACCAGACCTGATACGTCACTGCTAACAGACACACGTTGTAAGCCGTGGGTGTATGATTATGCACTAGCACGAAGTAAGTATATGTTAGGTGAAGCACGTTCTAAATTTGCAACTATTGCCGGTCCACAAGGTGGAACAAGTTTAAATGGTGATGCTCTTAAAGTAGAAGCACAAACAGAACTTGACAAACTTGAAACAGACTTAATGAATCTAGTTGACGGACAAATGCCAATGACATGGGTCATGGGCTAACCCTTAAAATAAAAAGAGGTACTTTATGATAATTGGAGTATGTGGTCTCATCGGTAGCGGTAAAGGAACCGTGGCTGATATGCTGGTACAAGATCACGACTTTACTAAGATTAGTTTTGCTGATAAGTTAAAAGACGGAGTTGCAACTGTATTTGGTTGGGACAGAGATATGCTCGAAGGAGATACTGATGATAGCAGAGAATGGCGTGAAACACAAGATACGTTCTGGAGTAAGGAAACAGGAAAAGATATTACTCCTCGTCTTGTTCTTCAGTTGTTTGGTACTGACTGTATGCGAAGTGGATTCTTTGATGGTATATGGGTAAGTTTAGTTAAACAACAACTAATACAAAATCCTACTAAAAATTTTGTAATACCAGATGTACGTTTTTCAAATGAGATTAATCTAATAAAAGAATTGGATGGAAAAGTTTGGCAAGTGCGTAGAGGAAACAAACCTATGTGGTATGCAACTGCCGTGGGTATAAACGAAGCCAATGCAACTTATGTTGAACATAACTCAATGGCAGTAGTTTTTCCAGACGTACACATAAGTGAATGGGCCTGGATTGCAAGTGATAATAAATTTGATGCAATTATCAAAAATAATAGTACATTAGAAGATCTTAAAAGTCAGGTATTAAATCACCTTGCTTAGTGTTCCATCCTTCGTGTCCTAATTCAGTTAAACAGTTTAAACACACTGACTTAAGATTAGTGTGTTTTATGTTAATCATATTAC